CGCATTGCAGAGGGATGGAACATAATCATAAGTGGGGCGTTAAGATCCCACGGATACCTAACCGCAGCTCACGTCGCGTTGATGATGGACTGGGTTAAAACAAGCAGACTACTTGAGACTATAAACCACGAGGATTCGTGGATTGATAAGGCAGGATATACAGCATTAGGTGCAGAGTTCGTAACAAGAGACGAGCGAAGCATTGAGGAGATGATAAAAGATGCAAAAAAATCTATTCGGAAGTGATCAAAACTACCAGATCCGAGGTGAAATGGATCTAGTAGATGTGGACTGGAACATACCACCAGAGTTCCCAGACCTCACAGGTTACAAGGAGATAGCGGTTGATCTAGAAACCTATGATCCAAACATCAAAACACTAGGCCCTGGGTGGGCACGGAACGATGGATACATCATAGGCATAGCCGTAGCAGCAGGGGAATACCAAGGGTACTTTCCTATCCGGCATTCAAACGGGCACAATCTAGATCCCAAGTTCACGTTGCGATGGCTCAAGAAACAACTGTCTGTACCAGATATGAATGTGATTATGCACAACGCTACCTACGATGCAGGTTGGTTACGAGCCGAGGGCATTGAGATCGAGGGTAAGATAGTCGATACGATGATCACAGGGGCTCTTGTAGACGAGAACAGGTGGTCTTTCGGGTTGGATGCCATGGCAAGGGATTACATCTCTCAGCGGAAAGATGAGAAGCTCCTACAGGCAGCTGCGAAAGAGTGGGGCATAGATCCAAAGGCTGAGATGTGGAAGCTACCGCCCAAGTATGTGGGTGCATATGCGGAACAGGACGCTGTCGCTACACTCAAACTATGGGATGCACTCAAACCAATACTACAAAAGGAAGAGTTGTGGGACATCTGGCACCTTGAGATAGGATTGATACCGTGCATGTTGGACATGCGAACACAAGGCGTGAAGGTTGACCTGGACAAAGCTGATGTAAATAAGAAACTAATCAAGAAGAAAAATGATTCATTTCGAAAGTTTCTTAAAAAAGAATCAGGACTAGACGTAGACATATGGGCGTCGGCATCGATTGCAAAGATGTTTGATAAGCTTGATATACCGTATCCAAGAACCGAGAAGGGTGCGCCAAGCTTTACGAAAGAGTTCCTAACGAGTCATCCATCTGATGTATGTAAGACACTTGTCAAGCTCAGAGAATTTGACAAAGCCGACTCAACTTTTATTGACAGCATCCTCCGACATGAGCACAATGGACGTATCCATACAGAACTCCACTCTACGAGACGCGATGAGGGTGGCACTGTCACGGGTCGGTTCTCAAGCTCCAATCCGAATCTCCAGCAAATACCTGCCAGAGATAAGGATATAAAGAAACTGATCCGTGGCCTTTTTGTTCCTAACGATGGATGCAAGTGGGGATCTTTCGACTACTCAAGCCAAGAGCCACGGCTCCTTGTTCACTTTGCAGCTTCGGTTCGAGGGGTCAATCGGCATGACATGGTGGATCAGATCGTCGATGAATTTAATACAGGTGATGTAGATCTGCACCAGATGGTAGCAGACATAGCAGGCATTGATCGTAAGCAAGCCAAGACTGTGAACCTGGGGATTATGTATGGCATGGGTGTGGGTAAGTTAGCCAACCAGTTAGACATTTCAAAGGAAGATGCGAGGGAACTGATGGACAATCATCAAAGTAAAGTTCCGTTTGTTAAATCTCTTGCAGAACTTGCAATGCAGCAGGCATCTAAGTTTGGTCAGATACGAACTTTGCTTGGACGCAAGTGCCGCTTTCCATTGTGGGAGCCAAAGAAGTTTGGTGCAGGAAAACCTTTGCAACATGACGAGGCACAAAAAGAATACGGACCTTTGATTAAAAGAGCGTTTACTTACAAGGCGTTAAACAGATTGATTCAAGGTTCAGCAGCAGATCAAACTAAGAAAGCAATGCTCGATTGCTACAACGAGGGACTTACTCCTATGCTTACGGTACACGATGAGCTATGTTTTAACATAGAAAATCAAGAGCAAACCGACAAGATTAAAGAGATTATGGAGACGGGTATTGCACTCAAAGTTCCTTCTAAAATTGACGTAGATATTCAAAATGATTGGGGAGATATAACATAATGTTTGAAAAAGAATTTAAAAGTCTTGGCCTTAAAGATATGCACAAGATGCAAGTTGATGCACTTGTAGAGTTTATAAGCATAACATTGAACTTGGCTACGCTTACAAAAGACGATCAAATAATAGAAGACACCGAAGCTTTTGCAGACGAACTGCTAAAAATATTTGGTGGTAACGGCATCAAACTGACTATTGAGGAGGCGGATTAGTTCCCCTTAACCTTTGAAGTATCTCAAGGTTCTTCAATGCATCTATCGGATTGCCACTCAAGAACGGTAGCATAGACTGTGGATTACTCTGTGTTACCGTTGGTTGTACTTGTGGTGGATTAACGGGAACCTGTGTTACCGTTGGTTGTGTTTGAAGTAGATCATCGAAAAGACCAGTTTGTTCAGTTGAAGCAGTATCAGGTGTTCCCTCTTGAATGATAGGTGTGCCTATAAAACCTTGTCCTAACTCAGAGATTTTTTGTCGAGGCAATTGCTGAAGTATTCTGTTTTCACGTTTTACGTTGACTTCTTGTGCAACTTCTCGAATTAAATTTCTACTAACTTTAATTGGCATGTAACGGTTGTTTAGGATTAAACGAAGTTCTTTTCTAGATACTCCTGTGTTTTTAAGTGATCTAAACACTTGCTCTTTACTCATACCTGCATCTATTGCAGCATCTATACGAGATTTTAACTGAGCTTGGTGCCTGCGTTTTGTTTCGTTAGCTTTTACATAAGCGGCTAAAACATCTTGCTCTGTCGCGTCGTTGTCATCGGCAACTCTAGTAAATATTTGAACAGCATTTGTACGAAGCGCAGAGTATTCACCACCTTGATATTGTAAACTTCGTCCGATGTTTAGTTTCAAGGGTCGAAGTCCAGTCATCATCGTACCAGCTTCTTCCGCTATGGTATACGGATCTCCCTCACGAGAAGGAATATCTGAGGCTGCGCGGGTCACACGACCCGGTTCAAACTTACCACTTTTAACTGTAACAAACTGCTCTACGATACCAGGGACAAAAGCTCCCATAACGTGGTTAACTGATTTCTTTAACTTGTCCCCTATTAATTCCCCTTCGCTATAAATTGGAGCACCTGTTTGCGTTCTACCTTTTCGGGTAGTCACATCGATTACACGTTCCGCAGCTAAACCTTCTGATGCAAAGGGTTCGGCAAACTTCTTGAAAGCTTCAAATGATGCAGACAAAATTTGTTCTGCTTCTCCGGCACCAACCGCTCCTTTGTTTGCATAGGTTCGAAGAGCCGCTCGAGCAGGCGTCAACATAAACTCATAAGGCAACATGTATGACAAATCCACATACTCTGCCTCGCCCTTTTTGTTAGGCTTAGTTAGATACATAAGGGTGTTGCCTAGTGTCCATGGTGCAGCGGACTTTTCTAAAACGGCCTCTTCCTCTGGTGTGATCTCAAGAATCTCATGCGATGCTCCACGCATTGCCAGAGGAGCAACCGTTGCCATAGACACGTAGCCAGACAAACGCTGTGCTCCGATGCCACGGATTTGGCGAGCCAACACTTTAGATGTTCTTGCATCCAGACCAAATTGTTGCAACGTTTTAGCGTTCATGCCCATTTCTTTAAGAGAGCGGTTGACGATGTTGCCAGAAGTACGAATTATCTCCGCAGGAAACGCCATGAAGTTACCAACAACAGGAATCTTGCGTAAGTCTTTGATAGCTTGTGGCACCATGGAGTAAGTGGGCATCGTTTGTTTTACCAAATCAATGGCAAGCATGTCTCCAAAGTCTGTTCCCGCTATAGAACTAGTGCGTTGTACGATACCCGCCTGACGTAAAGCAGTTTGTACCTCTGGAGCGAGGTTTTCTATATCTAGTCCTGCCTTGCGTAGAGCCGCTCCGTAACGAGCTTTCTCTCCAAGGGCACCTACCACCTTCCAGTAATCATCCCCCATCTGGTAGGCTTTCTCCATGAATCTGACGGGTGCTCCAGCTTTTGACCTACGAAAGACATCCCCTGCTTTCTGTAATCTAGCAGATACACCACCTTCAACGGACTCTTTCAACAAACGTGTAAGCTCGTTTAGTTGGATGTTCTGACCTATCATTCCTTCGTCACCCATGGACTTTAGAAACTTAGCTTGCTTGGGACTGTCTAATGCGTTGGCTAAAAGAACTTCTGCACTCTCAAAAACTCCTGTGTTTCTTCCCCATAAACCATTTGCTCCAATGATAAATGTGTTGGACAAAAAGTTCCTGACTTGTGCTATAGGACTGAAAACAGTTTTTGATATCTGTGATAAACCTTTTAGTTGTAATGCCACTGCCAGTGCATCTTGTGCCCCAGAGTGTGTACGAGCAGGAGTAGTTAAAGAGTTATAAATTTCACTTGGAACATAGTTGCCAGACAAAGATCCATACGTTCCACCGAAAGCTTTTTCTGGATCAAGTTCTCCAAGCTTAACATACTGAACACCTGTTAAACTTCGTTCTTGTCGAGGGGTAAGAACTGTCGTTCCGTCTACAACAAGAGGCCGTGCTCCAGCCTGTATCCCCTGTAAGGCTTCATCATAGCTCTTAACACCTGTAGCTGTGATACTATCAAACAATCTTTGAGACGCTCTGGTCGTAGCCATGTTGTCGATGGTTCTAAGAAATGCCTCACGAGGATTACGAACCTCACCCATCATCTCTCGCAACATTGGGGCTTCATCCAACATCTCAGTTCTATCTTTTAACATACCTTCAGCAAGACGAAACAAAGAAGTTTGACCTTGATTTTCTTTGAAGCCTTGACCCACAGTCTTTGCCAACTGTTTAGCTTGTTGTTCGTTTGTTAGATCTCCAAGCCTAAGAGCGTTGTCAAAAATGTCATCGATAGCTTGTTCTGCCTGACGAGCAGCATCTCCCGTTGGAAGTTGGGAGTTTTGTCTTTGCAAAAAGTCTGTAACTTGCTGTTTTGCTCCGGCGTACTGGGGCAGTGTTGCTATGTCAGTGCCCAGAAACTTACTTGGTTGTAAGTGTAACTCATACAGTCGTCGTATGTATGTCCCTTGCCCGTTTGAAAACTGCTGTAATAAAACTGCTTTCTGTTTATCGTCTAGATTTGGTGCCGCTCTAACGGAAGATTCAAACTCTGTGCTAACTTCATCAATCATGCCACGCATATTCGTAGCAGCTTCTGTAGCAGCCTTTCCATATGAACTTCTAAAAGCGTCTTCTGACAACTCACCAGTTAGAAAATCCATCGTATCATTGTGGGCACGTTGTAGACCTGACTTACCACGGCCTGTTAAACTTTGAAGTCTAATGGCTTTCTTGATTGAACTGTCATACTTTGCCACAAGTTTCGATGCTGCTTGTTCTTGTCCCTCAGTCATGCCCTCTGCTGTACGAATAGCAGTAGCAATCTCAGGAGGTGTAAACCCATCAGGTGTTAGTTTTTGTCTAATAATTTTTACATCACCAAGACGTGCCCCTATGTAGTTTATACCAGAGGACAATGCCCGAGCTACGGTAGGAACACCTGGAACCTGTGCTGTGGCACGAACGGTAGCTCCAACCACAGGCAACACGGCTTCAGCTGCACCAACAAACCCTGCACCTTCAACACCTAAACGGAGTTTATTACGCAACCGGGTTGCAGCAAGATCCTTACCAACCAACCCATCTTCGTCTTCCGTTCTCAAGAAGTCAGGCATTGCATCCCAACTATCTGCTAGTGTTGTCATGTCACTAGGAGAAACAAGGATGTCTGCTACCCCAGTTCCAAGAGCCGTCGATCCAGCTAACGCGGTACGGGTGCCCGTCGCTGCACGACCTACTTTAGTACGACCAAATGCTTCAGCGGACTTACCAAACAAACTTCTTGCACCACCGAAATCTTCACCTTTTTTCACAGCCTGACCAGCACGTCGTGCTTTACTTAACCAACTAAACACACCTAGTCCAGGTGCTCCGTAGTTTACAATTGTCTGAGTTATTTTTCCTGCGGTTCTTTCAGGCATAAGACCCGCTGACTCTTTGAACTGATCAAAGAACTGGGTGACCTTTTGTTGGTTACCGTCTTCTATCAGGTCACCATACTCAAGACCCGCAGCTCCGAGTTCCGAGATGCCTTTGAATATATCAACGAGACCCGCTCCACCACCACGGGCAATGGACTCAATCACACCTTGCTCAGATTCTTCCTCAATCACACCTTGCTCAGATTCTTTTTTAATCAGATCATCAAACAAACCGTTAGAAGATTCTGGTTTATCATCTTTTTTAATCAGATCATCAAACAAACCAGCCATTATTCTAGTCCTTTAGTGTTGTACCCTTCTTCTTCTAATCGTTTTAAAGCTTGATCTTTGAGAGTTGGATTTTCTTTAATAAATTTTTGATACTCAGAAAGAACGTCAGATGGTATATCACTTCCCTGATTACTTGTTACAAAAGAGGAATTTGGCGCTGCTGCTTTTGCTGCATTTTTTGCCAACTGTGTAGCTTCCGTTTGAGGTTTTCCTTCGTCAAGATAAAACTGGAAAGCCTTATCGTAAGTAGATTTATACAGATAATCAGATCTATCTTTTTTACCTTTTATAGTTGCAAGGCCAAGATCTCTTCGATATTTCAGATCCGCTGCTTCTTTATCCGCTGCTGAGTTTAGAGCAAGCATCTTGACCTTATCCTCACGAGCTTGGCGTGTTGCCTTGTCTCCACGTAGCATATCAATCATCGCAGCAGATGCCTGACCCCAATCTCCAGTGGAAGCGAACACCGAACCAAAGATAGCCAAAGCAAAACCTTTATCTTTTGCAATTTGATCCTCGTCCTCTTTGAACAGTTCTTGGTACTGCTTCACATACTTACTAACGTAACTCTCAAAACTTTCATCGTCCGTTACATCAGGCAAGTCATTTGTCATATTGCCTACATCATCCTTGGTAAGTTTTGTTATTGTCGTAGTAAGATTTGTATCGCCACCAAATAAATCGTTCGCGGTTTCATCAGTTAGAATAGGTTCATTTGCTGTTTTCTTATCGAGTTGAACTTTTGTAATAGGCTCGTTGTTTTCTGTGGTAGGAGCTTCTTCAACGGACTCGTTGTTTTCTATGGTAGGAGCTTCTTCAACGGACTGTGGGCTCTCAAGTTTCTTTTTAGTTGCATCAATGGCGTTTTGGGCTTTCTTAGTAAGCTGACTTGTTAACTGACCAGCAGTGTTTTTTAACTCTTCAACAACCGAAAGCTCTGCTTCTGGACCGGCTTGTGTTGTTAACTCTGGAGCGTATCTTTCGTCTGTTGGCGCAGGAGGCGTGTCATCTCCTGAGATCAATCCTTCTAAATACTCAGTGCCGCCCTCAAAAAGTTCTCCGGCCTTTTCAACTCCACTCGCACCTATGCGAACTAATGCATCAGATATTTCTTGTTTTGTTGTCATTGGTTTTTCAGCAGGAGGCTCGTTTACCACACCGGGTAATGCACTAAAGACACCGATACCTTTATTATATGCCCTATTATCATCTGAATCAGAGGAATAAAGAGCCATATCATCAGGACGATTTAACTGTCCTCCAAACTGATTTAATGGGCTTCCAGTTGGAAAAGTTCTACCAACCTTTATAGCTTCTCGTCCTAAATAATCAGAAATGATCCGTTCCTTTATAGCTTCTCGTCCTAAAGAATCAGAAGAAACAGGAATTGAGTCACCAGTGTCTGCAAAAACTCCTGTATCCGAACCTGTAAGACGAAGAGCCATAGGATCTGTACGTTTATTGATGTTTGCCAGTGACTCTCGTTTAATTGC